TTCCTTCTCCTACTGATGGTGTGGAAATAGGATCTCACGAGTGGTGCTTGGCTTATGTACCGTGGAGCCAAGGTTACTCGTTTAACATGCAGGCGTGGCAGAGATTCTGTGATACTAACGATGACGGGGTATACGACGAAGGTGATTCAGGCTGGACTGATTAAGGTTTAGCGTTTGACTGACTTAAACGTACAGCTACTACCGTGGCAACAAGAAGTCTACTCTGATACCACTAGGTTCAAAGTAGTAGCCGCTGGGCGAAGGACAGGGAAGTCCCGCCTTGCCGCTTGGATGTTAATTATTAACGCCCTACAGACCGATAAAGGTCAAGTTTTTTACGTTGCGCCCACCCAAGGGCAAGCCCGTGATATCATGTGGCAAACCCTTATGGAGCTAGGACACCCTGTGATTGCGGGTTCACACATTAATAACTTGCAGATCAAGCTGGTCAACGGGGCCACGATTAGTCTCAAGGGAGCCGACAGGCCTGAGACAATGCGTGGTGTGTCCTTGAAGTTTCTCGTGATGGACGAGTACGCAGACATGAAGCCTGACGTATGGGAGCAAATCCTCCGTCCAGCACTAGCTGACCAAAAGGGATCAGCGATGTTCATAGGTACGCCTATGGGCAGGAACCACTTCTACGAACTGTACAAACTTGCGGAGCTAGGGGACGATGAAACTTACAAGGGGTGGCACTTTACCAGTTATGACAACCCCATCCTCGACCCTGAAGAAATTGATACGGCAAAGAAGTCAATGTCGAGTTACGCCTTCCGACAAGAGTTTATGGCCTCGTTTGAAGCAAGAGGCTCTGAAATGTTCAAAGAAGATTGGGTCCACTACGGAGAAGAACCGGAGATTGGAGACTACTACATAGCTGTTGACTTGGCTGGTTTTGAAGAAGTAAACAAGAAACGGACGAAGAACACAAAACTAGATGAAACTGCAATCGCTGTCGTTAAAGTTAGTCCTGATGGTTGGTACGTTGATAACATTATACATGGGCGGTGGAGCCTTGACGAGACTGCCGCCAAGATATTTCAGGCCGTTAGAGACTACCGACCCATTAGCGTTGGTATTGAAAGAGGAATAGCAAAGCAAGCGGTCATGAGTCCCCTCACGGACTTACAGAAGCGGTACGGGACGTTCTTCCGTGTCGAAGAGTTAACCCACGGTAACAAGAAAAAGACTGACAGGGTTATGTGGGCGCTACAGGGACGCTTTGAAAACGGTTACGTAGCTATTAACAAGGGTGAGTGGAACAACAGATTCTTAGACCAACTGTTTCAGTTTCCAGACCCACTGACCCACGATGACTTGGTAGACGCACTGGCTTACATAGACCAGTTGGCTAAAGTAGCGTACAGTTACGATTACCAAATAGACGATCACGAGATACTAGACGTAGTGGCAGGGTACTAATATGAGCATGTTTTGGAAAGAGTTTACAAAGAATTTACCTAGTAATAAAGTTTTCAGACCTTTTAACACCTACGGAATATACGCAATCAGTGCTGTAGTGTGCTTTACACTAGGGTACTGTGTTGCTATGATTTAAGGAACCTAAGATGGCAGAAGAAATCTATAGCCAAGACCCTCTAATGATAGAGGAGTCGTTGGAAGAGTGGGTGATGACCAAGTGTGAAAACTGGAGAGATCACTATGAATCCAACTACGAAGAAAAATTTGAAGAATACTATAGGCTATGGCGAGGTCAATGGGACCCTGCTGACTCCGAAAGAGCGTCAGAGCGTTCTCGCATTATCTCTCCTGCGCTTCAGCAGGCTGTAGAGTCTAACGTAGCAGAACTAGAAGAGGCCACGTTTGGTAGAGGTAAGTGGTTCGACATTACTGACGATGTTAACGATCAAGACAATCAGGACATAGCGTACCTCCGCAAGAAACTGTCTGAAGACTTTGAGGCCTGCAAAATTCGTAAGGCTGTTGCTGAGTGCTTGATTAACTCTGCCGTCTTTGGTACAGGAATCGGTGAGATTACTCTAGAAGAAATCAAAGAGATGGCCCCGGCTACACAGCCCATCATGGACGGACAGTTGACCGCCGTGGGTGTTAACATTACAGACAGGGTTGTAGTCAAGCTAAAGCCTGTGTTGCCTCAGAACTTCCTAATTGACCCTGTAGCTACATCAGTAGATGACGCTATGGGTGTGGCTATTGATGAGTTTGTGTCTAAGCACAGCGTAGAGATACTACAGGAGCAGGGTGTATACAACGATGCTCTCATTGAGTCTGCCGCACCTGACGCAGACCTAGAGCCTGACCAAGACCTCACGATCTACAACGACGATAAGGTACGCCTGACTAAGTACTACGGTCTAGTGCCTCGTGAGTTACTTGAGAACGAAGGCGTAGACGTAGAAGAAGAATCTAAGTACGTAGAGGCTATCGTAGTTGTTGCCAACGGCGGTACGCTCTTGAAGGCAGAAGCCAACCCTTACATGATGAATGATCGTCCTGTCGTTGCGTTTCCTTGGGACGTAGTACCCAGCCGTTTCTGGGGCCGTGGTGTTTGTGAGAAGGGCTACAATTCTCAGAAAGCTCTAGACACAGAGCTACGAGCACGGATTGACGCACTGAGCCTCACTATTCACCCGATGATGGCTGTGGACGCTACACGGCTTCCTAGAGGGGCTAAACCAGAAGTGCGCCCCGGAAAGATGATCCTAACCAACGGAGATCCTCGTGAAGTACTTCAACCGTTTAACTTTGGACAGGTTGGTCAAATTACTTTTGCACAAGCCGCATCGCTTCAGCAAATGGTACAGCAAGCTACAGGAGCCGTTGACTCTGCTGGTATTGCTGGACAGGTTAACGGAGAAGCCACAGCCGCAGGCATAAGTATGTCTCTTGGCGCTATTATCAAACGTCATAAGCGCACTCTGATTAACTTCCAGCAGTCGTTCCTCCTCCCGTTTGTAACCAAAGCGGCACACAGGTACATGCAGTTTGATCCTGAGTCTTACCCCGTAGCTGACTATAAGTTTAATGCTACGAGTACTCTAGGTATCGTTGCTCGTGAGTACGAGGTTACTCAGTTGGTGCAACTCTTACAGACTATGAAGCAGGATAGCCCACTGTACCCTGTGCTTATCCAGAGCATTATCGACAACATGAACCTCAGTAACCGTGAGGAACTCATTGCGACTATGCAACAAGCGGGACAGCCTGATCCTCAGGCACAGCAGATGGCTCAGATGGCTCAACAGACTCAGATGGAGTTTCAGCAGAGTCAAACTGCCGCCCTCGCCGCACAAGCCGCTGAGTCACAAGCCAGAGCGTCTAAGTACGAGATGGAAACACAGTTGCTACCAGAAGAGTTACAAATTGAAAAAATTGAGGCAATTACAAGGAATCTCAAGGAAGGGGATCAAGAAGACAAGGAGTTTGAACGCCGCTTAAAGGTGGCAGACACTTTGCTAAAAGAAAGAGAACTTACTGAAAAAAACAAGCCAAAAGAGTTGCCTAAAGAAAATCCTAATGCTGAAATTGAACAGCGTCTTTTAAATCAGTTGGTGGGGTAAGTTATGTCTGAGTTAGTTGTTGCGGCGGCGTTAGCTAAAATTGCTACGGAACTAGGATCAATTAAAGGAGATCCGGGTCCGACAGGTGAAAAAGGACCTAAAGGTGATAAAGGCGACAAAGGACCTAAAGGCGACAAAGGACCTAAAGGTGATATAGGCCCTCAAGGTTCTGACGGAAAAAAAGGAGACAGCGGTTTACAAGGCGAAAGCGGCGTTAGTGTTTCAAAAATAGAAAGCGATAATATTGACGGTAGTTTGACATTTAACTTATCAGACGGCACATCTCAAACTGTTTCGTTGCCTATATCTAAAGTTGAAAACGGGAAAGGTAAAGGAAGTAACATTGTTCTACACCGTGGTGCTACTTCAGTTAGTGATTTAACTGATGTATCTACAAGTAGTATATCTAACGGTCAGGCGCTTATTTGGAACACAACAAACAACAGGTTTGAGCCGGGGTCAGTGTCTGGAGGTGGCGGGAGTGGTATTGCCTTAACGGATCTTTCTGTAGGCGCAGAAGCTTCAGCAAGTGGTGATGGGTCGATTGCGTACAATAACAGCACTGGAGTGTTTACTTATACTCCTCCAGATTTTTCATCAAAGCTGGCAAACTTGTCTGAAGATACTACACCACAACTGGGTGGTAATTTAGATTTAAACGGTAACGATATAGTCACTACTAGTAACGCTGATATTGACCTAGATCCTAACGGCTCTGGCGTTACAGTCTTTAAAGGAAACGCTACTCGTGGAGCAGGACAGTTTAAACTTAATTGTGAAAACAACAGCCACGGCGTTACAATTAAAGGCCCACCTCACAGTGCTTCTGCATCTTACACTTTAACGCTTCCTAATAATGACGGGGATGCTGACCAAGTTCTTAAAACAAACGGATCAGGCACGTTAAGTTGGGTAACTCAATCAGGTGGGGGCAGTGGCGGTGGCGTAACAGTTTATTCTACTATTGATGATTTACCGCTGTCAGGCGTAAATGAAGGATCTATGGCTTTAGTAGATTCTACTGATCGTTTGTATATTTTTAGCGACAGTGGGTGGTACAACATTGCACTGATTAATACTACGCCCAGTATCAGCGGCGCGTCGCCGTCTTATGCTTTAGAAACTGACGGCACCGCTACGACAGTCACGATTACTGCAACTGATCCAGAAGGCATACCGATTACTTACAGCCTTGCGTCGGATACCTCTGGCAACGTGGCGACCGTCACCCAAGGCACTGGCTCTAATACGAATGTATTTACCATAACGCCCTCCACAAACCCAGCACACGTTGGCACGTTTAGTCTGACATTTAGAGCAAGCGACGGCGTAAATATAGCGACGGCGGTAAGTAGCTTTACGTTGCAATTTGCAGTAGCAAATAGTAATTACACCACGGCTCTTATTACTTCTGTCGGTGCAAACAACGCAGTTAATAACTCGTTCGATGACGCATCAACGAACAATCACACAGTTACTGCGAATGGAGATGTATTGCAAAGCACTTTTAGTCCTTATCGAAGTGGTGGGTATTCGAATTATTTTGATGGGTCGGGGGATAGTTTAAGCATCACTGGCGGCTCTACGTTTTCTATGGCAGGAGACTTTACAGCGGAATGTTGGATCTACTGCACAGCGACCAGTAATGACTACGCCGGAATTCTTGGTTTTTCGCATGACTCCCAGAACACGGGATGGAACGTGCTTCTGCGGTCAAACGGAAAGTTTCATTTTAATGTTGGCATGACAAACACCGACGCAACAGGCTCAGTGGAGCTTAACAAATGGACGCATATAGCCCTTGTAAGAAGCGGAACGGGATCAGGTAACTGCAAACTTTATATAGATGGTGTTGCAGATGCAACGACAATTACCAAAACGGGGACTGTTAATCAGCCAACATTTATTGAAATAGGTGGCTATCCAGACCAAGCCGCTAGGAAGTTTACGGGATACATTACAGACGCCCGCGTTGTGAACGGGAGCGCGGTTTACACCTCCAACTTCACACCCCCAACAGACCGCCTCGAAGCAATCACAAACACCGGCTTGCTAACCTGCCATTTACCCTACATAGCAGACGGCTCAACAAACGGTCATACAATTACTGTAAACGGCGACACCGTCTCAGAGTCATTTAGCCCATACAACTACAATGAATACTCAGCCAGCGCTAACGGCGGATCAATTCATTTTGATGGCACTGGTGATTATCTGGCAATGTCCGGTAACACGACAACTCTAGGCACTGGTGACTTTACAATTGAATGCTGGGTTTATCGCACAGCAACCGGAGGAACTTGGCAAGGACTCATCGGGCAAAGATCACACGGTGTGACCGACGCAACTATGTATATTGTTGGCGTACATAACACTGGATACGCATATATTTACAGCACGGCGCATCATGTTGAGAGTTCCGCAGGAACAGTTCCTATCGGAAGGTGGACGCATGTTGCTGTTACTAGAGAAAGCGGCACGATGCGTATTTACATAAATGGAATAAAGAAGGACTCCGGTCCCGTCACTAATAATTTTACTTATCAACCTTTATCAATTGGAGCTAACGCCAACGGAACTGAGCCCTTTATAGGGATAATCTCTGACGCAAGGGTAGTCGGCGGAACAGCTATTTACACAGCCGACGATGAGACTGCAAACATTCCAACAGCACCCCTAACTGCGGTTAGCGGCACAAACATGTTAGTAAGCGGAACAGACGCAGGCATCATTGATAAATCACAGTCTGCTAAGACTATTACTTTATATGGCGATGCCAAATCGTCCACGACCCAGACAAAGTTTTTATCCTCATCAATGTACTTTGATGGTACGGGTGACTACATACAAGCACATAATAACAATATAGGCAATTTCGGAACAGGCGCTTTTACAGCCGAAGGGTGGTTTTATTTAACCGCTAGCCCATCAAATTTTATTTCTGTTGCGGGAACACGGACTACCGGAGGTAGCCAAGCAGGCTGGGTAATGGCTATTAGCGAAACCGACTTTTACATTTATAGTGGAGCTTTTGTCGCTTCAAAAGGTAGTGCAATATCTTCAAACACTTGGTACCACTGGGCATACACAAGGGACGCGAGTGGAAACCACCGGCTATATCTTAATGGAACGCAAATAGGAAGCACTAGTACGCTTTCCAGAAACTACACTGATGATAATTTTACGATAGGCGCAAAATATGATGCAACCGAACTGTTCACAGGTTACCAAAGCGATGTGCGTTTTACAAAAGGGCTTGCCCGCTACACAGCCGCTGACGAAACCTCAAATATTCCGTCTTCTGCACTGCAAGCGTAATTTTTTATAGGGGTAGTTTAAATGATAATGACGCAAGTAGAAATGACCAAATTTCTAGAACAAATCAACCAAGCGTTCAAAGACCAGTTTGACAAATTGGACTTACTAGAAAACCGGGTTAAAGAACTGGAGGAAAAGGTTAATGCCGAAAGAAAAGGACCCACGGCTAGCACGGGCCGGAGTAAGCGGGTACAACAAGCCAAAGAGGACGCCTAATCACCCTACGAAATCGCACGTAGTTGTGGCTAAGGAAGGCGACAAAGTAAAGACTATACGCTTTGGACAACAGGGAGTCTCAGGGGACAAGAAGTCTACTCCTAGGCAAAAGTCCTTTAAGGCTCGTCACGCTAAAAACATCGCCAAGGGTAAAATGTCTGCGGCGTACTGGGCAAACAAAGTGAAATGGTAAGGAGATAGCTATGCCACAAGGAAAAGGTACATACGGTAGCAAAGTAGGAAGACCCCCTAAGAAGAAAAAGAAAAAGGTGAAGAAGTAATGTCTAGGGGCTTATACAGCAATATTCGCGCTAAACGTAAGAGGATTGCCGCAGGATCAGGAGAAAAGATGCGAAAACCGGGATCAAAGGGCGCTCCTACCGCTAAAGCCTTTAAAAAAGCCGCTAAAACAGCCAAAAAGAAACGGTAATAATACCCACAAATAACACTTGACTTTTAGTCAAAAATATGTTATAATAAGGATATAGAGACAACCTTATGGCCTCACTAGATCAAGAAACAGAACAGTATTACAATAAGTACTTTGACCTGTTTAACAACCCCGGTTGGAAGCAGTTAATCGAAGAACTACAACAGAACGCTCTTGTAATCAATAGTGTAGAAGCAACTAAAGATGAAAACGATTTGTATGTACGTAAAGGACAACTAAACGTACTAGCGTATGTTCTCAACTTTGAGACAACTACTAACAACAATTACGAAGAGCTAGTTAGTGATGATTAAAGTATTTGATTTTAAATGTACTAACGGACATATCTTTGAAGAATTTGTAGAAGAAGGTACTACAACCAGTAGGTGCGGTTGTGGAGCTAACGCTACAAAAATCGTTTCAGCAACTCAACACATACTCGACGGTGCATCTGGGGATTTTCCCGGCAGACACATGAAGTGGGTACGCGAACGTGAGAACGCTGGGCGATCTAATCGGGAACCCTAGTTCTAGGTCACTTCCTATTTTAATCCTCCATAACCTTAATAACAGGCGGGGTAAGTTTATATTATGTCACGAGCACAATTACTTGATGAGCGTCCAGAAGAAGAAGCAACGGAAGAAACTAAAGAACTAACCGCAGACACTGTAGAGACTCCTCAAGAAGAGGAACAACTTCAAGAAGCAGTAGATGATCTTCCCGAAAAGTACCAAGGTAAATCTGTCGAAGACCTCGTACAGATGCACCAAGAGCTTGAGAAGTTCTCAGGCAAACAGAGTACGGAAGTTGGTGAGTTACGAAAGGTCGTTGATAACTACATTCAGACAGAACTCTCAAACCAACCAGCACCTCAACAACAGCAACAAGAAGACGATGACGTAGATTTCTTTGTAGATCCACAGAACGCTGTTAACAGAGCTATAGATAACCACCCTAAGATTAAAGAAGCGCAAGCTTACACACAACAAGCAAAACAACAGGCTACTCTTTCACAGTTGAAATCCAATCATCCTGAAATGGAGAGTATACTAAAAGATCCTAAGTTTGCTGAGTGGATCAAAGGGTCAAAAGTCCGAACAAAGTTGTTTGTTCAGGCAGACCAAGGGTACGACTACGATGCCGCTGACGAACTGTTTAACCTCTGGAAAGAGAGAGCAACAGTCGTACAGCAGACTGCCAACGTCGAAAAACAGGCACGTAAGAACACTCTGAAGTCAGCCAGCACAGGCAACGCTCGCGGAACAGCAGAAGGGACACGCAAGAAAGTTTATCGTCGTGCTGACATTATTAAACTTATGCGAACAGACCCAGAGCGTTACCAAAGTCTTTCAGACGAACTACTGAAAGCATACGCAGAGGGTCGTGTACGCTAGCCTAACATTTAAGGAGAATTAAAATGGCCGGTGAAACCTCTGGTGCATATTTTACAGCTAATGCTGTAGTAGATAAAACTGCGGCGGGTACTTTTATCCCCGAAATTTGGTCCGATGAAATCATCGCCGCTTACCAAAAAAACCTGAAGATGGCTCCCCTTGTCAAGCGTCTGTCAATGACCGGCAAGAAGGGTGACGTTATTCACATTCCTAAGCCTATTCGTGGTTCAGCTAATGCTAAAGCAGAAGCTACCGCAGTAACTATTCAGGCTAACCTTGAGACAGAGTTGACCGTCACTGTAGATCGTCACTTTGAATACTCGCGTCTAATTGAGGACATTGTAGAGGTACAGGCTCTGTCATCTCTGCGACAGTTCTACACTGAAGACGCTGGTTACCAACTGGCTCTGCAAGTTGACACTGACCTAATTAACGCCGCTACTGGCTTTGGTGATGGTACTCGTACCGCTTCTCCTGCCAACACTGGCGCTAATTGGGTAAACAGCAACAGCTATTACTTCAATGCCGCCGCTGGCCTTGCCGCGTATGCCGCTGACACTGTTACTACTGGTGACAACTTTACTGACCTTGGTTTCCGTGAGGCTATCAAGCTGATGGACGATGCTGACGTACCTATGGATGGACGAGTTCTCGTAATTCCTCCTGCTGTTCGTAAGTCAATCATGGGCATTGATCGTTACGTGTCTTCTGACTTTGTTGGAGGCCGTGGCGTTGAGTCAGGTCTGATTGGTAACCTGTACGGTGTAGACATTTACATTTCTAGCAACGCTCCTGTTCTGGAAGTGGCTGGTCAAAACTCTGCGTCTACCGCCGATACTCGTGGTTGCTTGTTCTTCCACAAGGATGCCTTGGTAATGGCAGAGCAACTCGCTGTACGTTCTCAGACTCAGTACAAGCAGGAATACCTGTCTACACTGTTTACGTCTGACACGCTGTACGGTGTTGAGACTTACCGCCCAGAAGCAGGATTCATCCTCGCTGTCTGCGACGAGTAAAACTCTACGGGGGTCGCAATGGCCCCCTTTTTATTTAAACGTCTTGAGTGCAGGGTGTTTAACTAAAAGAACAACAGGATGACCTTATGACTGATTATGTAAAATCTACAAATTTTACTGCTAAGGACACTTTGCCGCAGGGTGACGCTAATAAGGTTATTCGTGGCTCAGAGTTTGATACTGAATTTAACGCAATTCAAGTCGCGGTAGCTACTAAAGCAGACCTCGTTAGCCCTACGTTTTCTGGCACAGCTACTTTTGCTGATGTTGTTGTCACAGGAAACGCTGATCTAACTTCTTCTTCTGTTACAGTTAATATTGATGGTGGAACAATTGACAACACTGTTATAGGAGCCACGACACCAGCGGCAGGCACGTTTACTGCTGTTGCGGGTACTACAGGGACTTTTTCAGGGGCTGTTACTGGATCAAACCTTAACGTTTCTAACTGGGATACTGCGTATGGCTGGGGAGATCACGGCACACAAGGCTACTTAACTAACGTAGCGTTTACTGACATTGACGCTGGAGCAGTTACACTATCGTCTGAAACTTTTGCTGATGTAGACAACCAGATTCCTACGAACGCCGCTGTTATTGATTACGTTTCAGGTACGATCCCGTTGATTTCAGAAGTTAACGATCTTAGTGCTGTTGTTACGTGGGACACTGTTCCTGATGAGTATATCAGTGCTTCTTCTGTCACGCAACACATAATACTAGAAAAAGCCACACAAACCAAGACGTACACTAACGGTGAAACATCTACTATTACGTTGTCTGAAGCTATTTCGTCTGGCGCTCCTGTGGTGGCAGTGACTAAAGAAATACCGCAGACAGGCGCTACCAACAACAACTGGGACGTTGACTCAACAGTAGAAAACTACACTCGCTACAACTCTGCACCAGCGACTACGCTGTCTTTTCCAACTTCCGCCACTGCTGTGCTTGGCTCAGGCTCATTCGCCTCCGCAGACGTAGGCAAAACCATCGAAGCCAACGGCGGCACGTTTGTTCTTACGGCAACAGACGGTTCTGTTTCTCAAGTCACAGCACCTACCTCTTATAATCAAGTAGCTTCAGGCTCGTGGGGAATGTTCGCTATTAGGTACAACACGACTGATGGTGACTTGGAGCTTACTAGTTTGATTACTCCGTACAGTTTATCGGCCGCTACTTATGATTCAGTGAGTTTGTCACTCGCGTTTACACAAATGACGGGAACCTCGTTTAACAACGATGGAACCAAACTATTTGCAGTATCTAGGGGAGGAAGCCAAGTATATGAATATAGCCTGTCTACCGCCTATGATATTGCCACCGCTACATACGTGCGAGCTTTTGCTTTTAATTTGCAACAAACGAATGGTCGAGGATTGCTTTTTAATCCAGACGGAACAAAAATGTATATCAGCGGCTCAAGTAGCTCAACTGTATCCCAGTACACGTTGACAACTGGCTTTGACCTTTCGACAGCATCTTATGCGAACAAGCAACTGAGCATTGCGTCTCAAGATAGCTTGGCAAGTGGTATGGCTTTTAATTCTGATGGAACAGTTTTATTTGTTGTCGGCTCAACAAACGACAGGGTAAATAAATATACTTTGTCTACAGCTTATGATGTTTCTACGGGAAGCTTTAGCAGTTATTATGACGCGCAAGCAAAAGATTCTCAAACCACAGATATTGCTTTTACTCCTGACGGAACAACTATGTTTCTTTCAGGTTACACTAATGACAAAATTTATAAGTATTCTTTAACTGGGGCGTTTGACATTTCTAGCCCAACTTTTATAAGCGATTTTGCGGTAGGCTCAGAAGAAACCCAACCTATGAGCGTCATGTTTAATTCAGACGGATCAAAAATGTATGTCACAGGAGAGCAAAATAATAAAGTATTTCAGTATACCTCACAATCTGTACTAAAGCCCTCTGGCTACAACGCGGCCCACACAACACTCTCAACAGACTCTACGTTTTGGACTGACATTAACTCTATGACGGCTGATGAAGCCGCTGGGGATGGTGCTGTTTACTACTGCGTATCTACTGATGACAGGACTACGTGGAAGATTGCAAAGGGTACTGATGGCGAGAGAAGCATTGTCAGAAATAACTCAGGTACTTGGCAGTACAACAGTAACGGTACTTACGGCTCAGAGACTTGGGCTAACGCTACAACCAATGCAGAGTTACCTGCGTTGCAAGAGGCTATGGAGGGTGCGGCTAATTTAACTGGTACGTTTGACGTTTCTACCGTGGTTTATTCTCAAAACCTTTCTGTAGCATCACAAGACACAGTTCCTGAAGGAATAGCTTTTAATACAGATGGAACCAAGATGTTTATTGTCGGTTCTACAGGGGATGATGTTAATGAGTATGCACTATCAACTGGTTTCGACGTATCTACCGCTTCATTCACTGACAGCTTTTCTGTAGCATCACAAGACACAGTTCCTCAAGGTATAGATTTCAACACTAATGGCACTAAGATGTTTATTGTTGGCTCTACTGGAGATGACGTAAATGAGTACACCCTAACCACGGGCTTTGACGTTTCAACAGCTTCTTATTCTCAGAACTTTTCAGTGGTCGCTCAAGACAATAGGCCGTATGGAATAGCCTTTAACGCTGATGGTACTAAGATGTTTGTTGTTGGAAACACTGCCGCTAAAGTAATGGAGTACACGTTATCTACGGGCTTTGATGTTTCTACAGCATCGTTTGTGGATAGTTTTAGTGTTTCCTCTCAAGACTCACAACCACAGGGTTTAGCCTTTAATACTGACGGCACTAAGATGTTTGTTGCTGGTAACAACACCAATAAAATTTATGAGTACGCCCTAACCACGGGCTTTGACGTATCTTCCTCTTCATTTACTCAAAGCATTTCTATACCTGAAGACACGGTGTCGGGCGGTGTGTCAGGGGTGCTGGGAGGTTTAGCCTTTAATACTGACGGCACTAAGATGTTTGTTGTTGGCTCTACAAAAGATGCTGTTTACGAATACAACGTAGGCACAACATCTTACACAAACCAAATGAACAAAACTCAGCTAGACGCTGTGCCTGATGCCAACCAATTTACCCTTGGTAACGATCTAGACCTAGCCATCATCTTCAACATGTCTAGCGGATCTACTGCGCCTAGCAGTGACGGCGTGTCTATTAACTATGACGCCAACACAGTAAACCAAGGTG